CGTTGGTGCTATTGTGGTCAAAGATGATCGTATCATTTCAATTGGCTATAATGGTATGCCGGCAGGTTGGGATAACAACTGCGAAGATAGAATATATGATAGCGGTGCTGGCGGATGGCTTAGTCCGGAAGAATTTGATGCACTATATCCCTATACAGAATACAACGAAGATGCAGAAGAAGAATACAGATACGGATTAAAAACCAAACCAGAAGTACTTCATGCAGAATCAAATGCTATTGCAAAACTGGCGAAGTCTAATGACAGTGGGTTTGGGGCTGATATTTTTATTACTCACGCCCCGTGTATTGAATGTGCCAAACTTATATATCAGTCTGGCATTAATAGTGTTTACTATGGTGAGAACTATAGAGATGATGCTGGGATTGAGTTCCTTAAAAAATCAGGAGTTAACATTGAAAAATTGGACAGTTGAACTACAAGACGACCCCGAAACAGGTGACTTAATATTGCCCTTCCCCGAAGATATGCTCAAAGAAACGGGCTGGAAAGAAGGTGATGAATTAATTTGGACTGATAATAAAAATGGTTCTTGGTCTTTAGCAAAAAAGAGTGTATAATAGTAATATGAATAATAAAGAAAAAGAAATTCTAGACATTACTCAAGAAGAATGTGCAGAAGTAATTGTTGCTATTAGTAAAATTAATCGCTTTGGTTTAGATAATGTTAAACCAGGTAAGCCACTTACTAATAGACAGCATTTGGCGGAAGAGCTAGGAGATTTACAGGCCATGATCAATCTTTGTATAGACCACAATCTAGTAGACAAAGAAGAAGTGATCATTGCCGCCGACAACAAGATTGCTAAACTAAAACAGTGGTCAAATATTTTTGAAGGTGAAATTAACGTATGAGTAAGATTAAAATTGCAGAGTTGTTTTACAGCATTCAAGGTGAGGGACGCTATATGGGTGTTCCTAGTGTATTTCTACGCACATTTGGTTGTAACTTTAAGTGTGCTGGGTTTGGTATGTCGCGTGGTGAATTGAGTATGGAGGCTGCTGGTATTGCAGCTACACATTCATTAGTTACACCTTTTCAAAAGTATGAAGAGCTTCCACTAGTTAGCACAGGTTGTGATTCTTATGCATCTTGGATGCCAGAGTTTAAAGATTTGTCGCCAATGCTTACTAGCGAAGCAATTACAGATCGTATTATGGAAATTATTCCGCATAACGAGTGGAAGGATGAACACTTGGTTATTACAGGTGGCGAACCTTTGCTGGGTTGGCAACGTGCTTATCCAGACTTGCTTAACAATTCTAAAATGAAGGCGTTGAAGGAAATTACATTTGAAACAAATGGTACTCAAAAACTTACTCCGGAATTTAAAGAATACTTGAGAAAGTGGAATAGCGAAGTGGGTAAAGAGCTTACATTTTCAGTAAGTGCTAAACTTCCTGCAAGTGGTGAGAATTGGTTTGAGGCTATTCGCCCAGAAGTTGTTTGTGAATACGAAGAAGTAGGTACAGCATATCTTAAATTTGTAGTAGCAACAGCAGAAGATGTTATCGATGCAGAACACGCTGTTGAGGAATTTAAAGAAGCGGGATTTAAAGGGCACGTTTACTTAATGCCAGTGGGCGGAGTGGAAAGTGTATATACACTTAACGCAAAGAATGTAGCACTAGCGGCAATGAAGCGTGGCTGGCGCTATAGCGATAGACTACAAGTTCCATTATTTAAAAACGAGTGGGGTACATGATGCTAACAAAATTCTTTAAAAAAATAATGGGTATTGATAAACTAGAGCAACAACTTATCGATACCAAAACAGCAATAGATGAAGCTACAAAACTAGCTGATCAGAAGGCTGATGAAATTACCCTAGCCGAAAAGAAAGCAAATCTTGCTCTAGAGCAAGAAGAATCGGCCAAGTTAGCACCAAAAGATCGGGCTACTAGGCTCAAAGAACCATGGGTAGGTGTATTAAATACACACATAAACAAAGACAATATTAGGAATGGCTTTTTTGAGCTTGACTGGAACGATCATTTTGTGTTAAAATTAAAGCAAGAGGGCTATGGTTTCGACGGTGATAAAGACGAAGAGATTGTAGATCGTTGGTTCCGTGAACTATGTGCTAATGTAGTAGTTGACGGAGATTTCGGCGGCGCTGTGAACACTGGCGTTATTGATATTAATTCTGTTAGAAAAAAGAATCTATGACATATATTTTAGTTGATACTGCAAACACTTTCTTTCGTGCTAGGCATGTAATCAACGGTGATGCTGATATCAAATTAGGTATGGCCTTTCATATTACACTAAACAGTATTAAAAAGGCTTGGCAAGACTTTGGTGGAAGTCATGTGGTGTTTTGTTTAGAAGGTCGAAGCTGGCGTAAAGATCATTACAAGCCTTATAAGGCACAAAGAGTTGCTAGTCGTGCCGCACATACAGAGCGTGAAGCAGAAGAAGAAAAAGTATTTTGGGAAGCATTTGATACCTTTAAAGAATTTGTCACAGAAAAGACAAATTGCACAGTGCTACAACATTCACGCCTAGAAGCAGATGACTTAATTGCTGGTTGGATACAGACACATCCAAACGATGATCATGTTATTATTTCGACCGATACAGACTTTGTACAATTGATTGCACCTAATGTACGCCAATTTAATGGTGTTATGGAAACTACTATTACACACGAAGGTATTTTTGATGCAAAAGGTAAAAGAGTCATTGATAAAAAAACTCAAGAACCAAAAGCCATTCCGGACCCCCAGTGGTTACTCTTTGAGAAGTGTATGCGAGGCGATACCTCAGACAACGTATTCTCTGCATATCCGGGAGTACGTGAAAAAGGCACAAAGAATAAGGTTGGTCTCCGTGAAGCCTATGGTGACCGAGACTCAAAAGGCTATGCGTGGAACAATCTCATGTTGCAACGTTGGTCCGACCACGAAGGTAAAGAACATCGTGTGTTAGATGATTATGAACGCAATCGTATTTTAATCGATCTCTCTGCACAGCCCGAAGAAATTAAAAACATTATCACAGAAACTATTTTAACAGCAACAACTGCTAATAAAAATATTAGTCAAGTTGGAATTAGATTAATGAAATTTTGTAATCTTTACGATCTTAAAAAAATTGCCGATCAGGCACAGGCCTATGCCGAGCCACTAAATGCGAGGTATTCAAATGAAATTAAAACTTTGTCCGTATGAAGATACTTGTGAATCAAAAACTAATGACTGCTGGGAGAACACTATGACAGACTTACACGCTAAACCAATTATAGAAAACAAATTCTGGATTGTTGAACGAGACGGTGAAAAATTTGCCACTCTAAGAAAAAACGAAGATGATAGATTTGTCATGAGTAACGAATTAGGTGTACAAATCTACGACACAAAAGAAAGTCTTACTAAACAATTTGGTAAAAATTTCTTTGTGGCTAAAATTATCAAAGAAGCCAACGATGCATTACCTAACGAAGTTCACGGTTACGCAACAAGTGCTGAGCCTCATAATGCAATGTATGATATAAAAAGAAAATTACCGTTGTTTACAAAGAGTGGCGATAGCAAGAGTTTGTACTGTGCAGGCTTTTATGTGATACGGTTCGATAAAGGATGGGTAAAAAGTTTTTGTCCTAAATTAATAACATTACAAAGGTATGAGTTTCAAGGTCCGTTTCAATCTGAAATTGAAATGAAACAGGTATTGGCTAATGTCTCAAAATAATATTCCAAATACGTTACCGGGTGTTGAAAAACTTATTCAACGCATAGCAGTTGCAGAGCGTGGTCAGCAAAAAGATATAAGATTAACAATTCAAGAAGCGAGAGAGCTTACTCAAGAATTAGCTGTGATGACTGCTAAATTAGGAAAAACTGTTCAGGAAATACACGCGATGTTGGTGGAAATACGTGAATCTACAACCAACATTAATGTTAAGTTTGACGGTGGCAACTTTAGTTAGACATAAATATATACGTGCTTTATAATAACACGTATAGATATGAGTCGACCTAAACCCAAAGTTATTCTTGAATACACTGACAAGGAAACATACAAAGTTGAGCAAATTCTCAACAGTGATGCCATTTGGGCTGTGTTTTACAAAGATCAGCCTTTTAACTTGAAAAGTGGTAGTATGGTATCCAGTTATCCTGGCCCAAAGTACAAAAAAGTTAGTTTTAGTAATCCCGGACACGCAAGAAATTTAGCCAAGAAACTGAACAAGTTGTTTAAGACCACAGACTTTGCAGTATTTAAATTAAATGCCGGAGAACGAGTAGACTAAATGGATTTAAAGGATACCTATACTTCGGTATTCCTCAAAGCCGCTGGTCAACCCTTTGACGAGAATATCATAAAAAAATTCCGCACTACCTGGTGGCAAAATGTCAGAGGTAAAGACTGTGGCGGCCTAAGACTTACAGATCAAGGGCTAGAATTTGTAGAAACTTATTCTCAAATCAAAACATACAAAGTTGAAATATTGAAAGAAATTAGTATAACTCCACAAATACTAGTTTGGTTAGATCAATTTATCGAATCGCCATATCATTTAACTAAAAAACATATTGTTGTTTTAAGAGAAAAATCTGCCTTTGAACTGTATTTGTTTTCAGGAGATGTAAGAAAAATGGGCTACGCCAAAGCCATGCATCAAAGGCTTAGCCAAGAATCCTGATCAAATTATTTGTTATCTATAAATATTTTTACAATGATCGAATATAATCCTTTAGACATTTTAAAGAAAAGATCACTTCGAGTGATGCCTCCGCATTTTGGAAAAATTAAACTCGAAGAAATAGATTTTTTTACAGACGAAATTGAAAACTGGATTCGAATCAAATTAAAAGGTAGATATGCTGTCGTGAAACTTTCAAGTATAGAAAACGATAGCAAATTGAAATCTGCAATGTTTGCGGGGTTTGAAGATCATAAAGAACTGACATATTTTATGTTAGCATGCCCATATCTAAGGAGAAACTAATGGACCAAGAAGTAACAACATCATCACCAGAACAAGAACAAACTCAACAACCACCAAGTGCTGCCGGTGCTGAACTTAATCTCAGCGATCTAGCTTCCTTGCGTAGTATTTTAGAAGTTGCTAGTAGTCGAGGTGCATTCAAAGCTGCAGAATTAGAAGCAGTAGGTAAGGCTTACAATAAGTTAAATACCTTTCTAGAATCTGTTGCAGCCAAAAAGGAATAATATGAAAAATCTCAAACACGTGGGTAAGATAAAAAACACAGGATCAAAAGTTCTTGTGGTTTTTAGAACGTTACCCGGTGAGTCAAATATGGCATTGGTTGTGCAAACATCTCCTTTGCCAGATCAATATCACAATGCAATCATTGATCTTGTAGATCAAGATGTTGCACAAGATGCATGGGAATTCGGTGAAATCCTTTTCACTCGACCATTCCCCGACGGTCGCCCTATGTTACAGGCACTACAGGCAGATAATCGTTTGATAAAAGTGGCTACTGATACTATTATCATGACACCTACTCCAAATTCAGAGATTTCATTGCATGAGCTAAATTCGTTTATTGCAGAACAAAAAAATTGCGCAATAGATGACTTGTATACGTTTACCAAAGGTGCTCCTGCTAAGAAAGAAACTGCAACACCAGTTCAAGAAACTGCTAGCGCAGCTGCCTCAGCCAATGAAGTACTTACTGATCGTGATATAGCTCGCAATTTTAGAAGTCAAGCAGATGCCATGTACAAAGAAGCAGCAAGACTACGGAAGCAAGCAGACGATTTAGATCCACCTGCAAAGAAAGCGGCAAAGGCCAAAGAAGCCGAAAGTGCCTAAACATTTATTTAGGCCGCCCATTCATTTGATCAAGGAATGGCCGGAAGTTTTTGAAGATATGTATATGAATACTATGCCAGTAGCATATTTAAAAAGCGTCCGGTTAGAATTTAACAATGGTAGAATATGGGAAATCGATATTCAAGAGCAGCTAGATAATGCAACTAATGACATTGTTGCTGAAAAACTGTTAGACACATTTCAAGAATATAGAGAAGATATTACCAAAGTAGATTTTTCTATTGATATTCAACGTCTAAAACAAGACATAACTGACAAAACTAACAAACTGCTTTAGACGGTTTGTTATGGTAATTGTTTACAAACGTTATAAAATTTCATAAGTTCTGGAAATGTATTTTTAAAGTTTGTGCCTCTACGACGATCATGTTCATCGACAAAGTTAACAAAGTCTTTTCTAAATTGTTCTTTTTCTGGGTATCCGTTTTTTATCTTAGATTCAAATACCGTAAGTACACGCTGTAATTTTTCTACCTCACTTATAAAAAATCCCATACGATCTTCTTCATTTTTATCGATGTTGTTTTTCATAAAATCAATCTGTACTTGTATATTAATAATAAACTCCTCCGATAATAAACCTACAACTTGATGAGAAGGATAATTTAGATAGGGAATATCTATATATACAGAATGATTGTTATTAATCCGAGGACTACAATGTTTTCTTTTCAAAACTAAAATATCTTCTAAGAACTGTTGATAACTGATTACACTTAGTAAATTGTAAGTACTCATGATATGAATTTGTGAGTCTGGAACAGAGCTAAGATAACGATCGCAATTTAATAACCATTGTTTATAATCCATGCCGTAACGTATGTACTCGGCTTGAGCTCCATATGCCTCACAGCTGGTGTAAACCATTACATTCTTAACAGCTTTGGCTGTTTGTATTTGTTGAATTTTTTCAATAAACTCATCCATTAGCTTTTCTGGAACGCATAGATTGCTGTTTATACCTAGCTCTAGTTCCGGATTTGGATGTTCTATGATATAGTCTAATACTCTAAAGGTATGTTTGGTCATTAACGGTTCGCCACCAGTAATTCTAAATGTATGAAGAGTAGGGTAAAGTTCAGGCCACCATTGCCAAAATGCTTCTACATATGGATTTAGATCACGCTCTAAAAAAGGCATCTTGTTCTGTGTCTTAATCCATTCTATATTGTTAAATTTTTGACTGGTAGGATATGCTCCAAACTTTTCAATTTCTTCCATCCATTTACTACTGACATCTGGACTACAATAACTACATTTAAAATTACATACATTACTAAAACTAATTTCTAAATAGCTTGGATTAACATGATTCAGCCCTTGAAGATCAGAAATTCTATCTTTACTCCATGGTTCGTAACTTTTTAACACTCTATCGCTAAGTACCTCACCTCGGTCTTCTACTTGCCAACAATATTCACATTCTGTAGGACGTTTGCCGTTAAGCATATCTAAACGCTGTTCAATCTTAAAAGACGTATTATGTAAGGCACTAGGACTACGTTTGATTTCTTCTAGGGGTATTAGATGTGTTCTTGGATGATGACAACTATGAGTATGTCCTGACCCTAAGTGTATAGTAACTTGACTCCACTTGGCTGCGCAATAACTAGGGCTAATAGGGTTTAGAATTTGTTCTTTAAAATCTATTCTTTTTTGACGCCATTTCATATGATTATTTAGATCCTGTTTGAGATCTATTTTTTTGTTTGTTGTTCATAATATTCTTTTAACCAATCAAAATCGTTGATTTTTTTAAGTGCTTCTAGATCGTCTTTATTAAACTCTCCGTATTCTTTGCCTGCTATTGCTCCGGCAATAGCTTCTTGTCCAAACGGTCTATCAGAACCCAACGTACACCATACATCGAGTCTATGTAATGTTTCTTCGCTTTTTTGTCTATCAATAATTTTACTGGACAATTTACAACATTCTCTAAACGCTGATTTCCAAGTGTTGAACGGATCAGTGTTAAATGCTGTGATGTTTGATATAGACTTTACTGCTCTAAATTTACTAGATATACTAGTTGTCATATCTGGCTTAGATACATCCATGCCTATAGTCATTGAAGTTGGCAATAGTTTAACTCCTCCATATCCGTACACTAGATCATTGATAGGATTTTTACTGCGCCAAACGTATACAATATCTTGCTCGTAGGCAGATACCTTATAATCAAAATTAAAATCTTCAACAATTTCAGCATCGCCGTCAACTACCCAAAACATACAGGTCTTTGCTAGTTTGGCGGCGGCTATGTGGGCTTGATGTATACCTTTAATTCCATGCACTCTTTTAGTTCTTGGGAATTTTGATTTTAAATTTATAAAATTAGCATCAGCTGTTGGCTCATTATAACTGATAAACACTATATCATAGAGTTCGGTGTTCTTTGGTTCGCTAGCAATTATATCTATTTTTTTATGATTTATGTAAAATCTTTTTTCAAGTTCTTTGTTACTTACATTTGAATGTTTTGAGAATAATGTTACACCATCATAATGGTCTGCATTTTTAAAAACATGGATGTATTTTTCATCCCATTTTGTAACAATATAACTAAAATCAAAATCATCTAAAACAATTATATCATCCCAAACTACCCAAAATAACTTAGTGAATGCTCTGTTGGAAATATCTGAGAAATTTTTTACATTTTCAATTTTTTGAGATAATGGAAATCTTTTGTTAAAAGATAACCAATCAGTGTCGTTGACAGTGTTTTTGCTTACATAAAAAATATCGTAGATCATTTTAGATATGTGTTTGTTAAATTCATTGTTTCGTTATACAGGTCTAAAGTATACTTGCTTTGTTTGGGATCCAAATAAGGGTAATTAAAACCTAATTGCTGATTAATTTTTATTCCAAAATTTTGTATATCCTGTTCAACTGTGTCATGATCAACATTTTCGTTATAAATATTTCTTAAGATTTCAAAATCTCTAACATCAACATAATTCCAATTTGTGCAGTTAGTCATCCAAGTTCCCATACGTGCGCCAAGCACAGCATATTTTCCATTTTCTTCATGTGAACCAACAGTTGACCACATTTTTAATCTATGAAGATTATGCCACCATACACGTTCTTGAATTTCATCGGGCAACACTTTGACTCCGTCTAACAAAGTCATTTTAACACCTTCACGGAATCCTGCTCGCCAGGCCTGAAAAGGTGATCCTGTAATAATTGTTTCACTATAACATTCTTTAAATTGTTGGTACCCATTTTCCCAACAAAAATCTACCTGGCCACGATCACTGTCACTGGCTTCGTGCGTTTTCATATTAAGAATAAAATCCTTACGCCATATTTTCAGCCCGCCATTTCCGTATCGTAATCCGTTAATTTTATTACGTGCTAACCAGCTGACTACTTGTAAATTTTTTTGATCAGGATCAAACTCTGTGTTAAAAAATTTTGTGTCAACAATGTTGTCTGCATCTACAGTAATAACCCAATCTGTTTCTGATTGTCTTGCAGCTTCTTTGTGTGCTTCATCGCTGCCTTTTATTCCGTGTACTCTTTTAGCCCAAGGAACTTTATTGCATAGATCTGCATAATGCAAATCTGCATTTGGCTCGTCATAGCTTAAAAATACAATATCTAGTTCTATAGTTTTCATATTTTTTCAAAAACATAATTTTTTAATATTCTTCTTGTAAAAATACTAAATTGATTGTGAGATCCTGTGTAAATAAATTCTTTAGAACTTTGTTCTAAATCTTTTAGTTGAAAAACTATTGTCTGATAGAGATCGTGTGGATCATTATAGCCTGTGATAAAAAACTGCATTTCAGTACTTCCGGCCCATTGAATCTTTCTAGTTTTAATCGAATTGTGTAAAACAAAAATTATTTTATTTTCTAATTCATTGTATTGAATAATAATATCATTTTTTTGATCGGGCACATATTTTTTATCAATAACTCTATGCAGTACATCGTCGATCTTAACAAGACTGTGCTTGGTAATGATTTCAACTGTTTCAGAATCCATATCTACAAAACAGGAACTCATTTGAATTATTCCGCTATGTATATCTTCTGCTAGATCTCTATCAATTTTTATTTTATATTGTTTATCATAAGCAGCAAGATCGGGATAAATTCCAGTAACTTCACCGGTAGTGGGCTCAAAAATTGCCCAGTATTCTACTTGTGGTGCAGTATATTGCTGTAACCAACTGTCAAAATCAATTATTTCTTCCATAGAATTTTCTCTAAAATACTAATAACTTCATCAGTTACATAATTTTTTTCGTTATAATGAACAATATCTTGTTGCTGATAATTTCCAATTTTTAATTTACCCTTCAGATCAAAATAAAATCCAACATGGTCAGAAACTTTATCAGCAGGCCAGGGCCAATTTTGTATCATTGGTTTTAAATGAACTACTTTAGGAAATTCTAAATCATAACTGATATCGTCTTGAATATCTAAAATTTTTGCAGCTAAACTAAATGCTTCGTCGGTACCTACTACTTTTGGAATATAATTTTCTAAAAATAAATTTTTAAATTCATTAGGATTTTTTAAAATGTGCCTACCTAATGAAAAGAATTCTTCGGATAGTTTAGAATCTTTTTTAAAAAATGTGTAAAAAGAATATAAATTAGGAAGATCGTTATGTTCAAATGTTTTTCTATAATACGAATCTTTTACGATCTCTCCTCGATAGGTATATGACTTATTGGGAATATATAGTTCAGAATTCTCAATAAAGTATTCAACCCAATGACTATAATCTCTAAAAAACAACATGTCTGCATCTAAACATACGGTATAGTCCCAAGGACTTAGTTTATCCATCCAACTTCGACCATCCCAAAAAGTTTCTTGATTCCATTCAATAATTTCGTTAAACACCCAAGGACTTTTTAGTTTTTTAACATCTTCAATATTATCAGTTACCAATGCTACTTTGTCAAATCCTTTTCTTTGAGTATTTTTAATGCTCAATGCTAGAGCATAAGCTAATTTTAAATAGTCAACTGAATCGTTTTTAGAAACTACAATGAGATATCCAAAAGTCATAATATCTCCAAAAATTCTTTTGCATTTCTAATTACACTCTGTTTGTTCATTACATGGATATCCAGATCTTTAATAGATGCAATGACCACGTGATCTTCAGACAAGTTATCATTTAAATAAACACGCAATTGATTTTTACCAACAGAATGAATTAGATCTTTATCTAACAGTGTTAGTATCGGGGGGAGATTTTCAGCTCCTGTGTCAAATCCGTTGAGCATATGTTTTGCTATGCTGAAAGCAATGTCATTTCTATATTGTTTGGGGTTAAATCTAAACAAATCTGCAAAATAATTATAATTTGTTCGTATAACATCTACTAGGTCAAAGAATATTTTAGATTCACTATTTTTAGTAAACATTACTGTAGTTGCCCAATATAACGGAATTCCAGTTTCAGAAACCCAAGAATCCAAAATACCTTTTCTATCTCCTCTAACATCTTGCATGGATGGAGATAACATTACATCGGTATCGGCATCCCAATATTGATTCAAGCTGTCGGACATAATTAAAAAATCGCTATCTATCAACAATGTTCTATCATATGGTGTAAGGTCCCAAACTGAAGCTCTATTTGAATTTACAAAAGGAACTGTTTTAGAAGTGTATCCATCGTTAAGTACTCGAATATTTTGAGTAACAGGTTTTTCAATTTCTATAATTTTATCAAAAGTTTCTAGAGAAAGATCATAGATACCAGAAGTCTGCATCCATTCTATTGTGAATTTGTCAACTACCAAAGACACAGGAACTTGCAGATTCGTTTTTGCAAATTTTGCAGATATTAAAGACATCAAGGCATAATCAATATCTCTGCTGTTGTGAGCAAATATTAATATTCCTTTTTTCATAAATCTACTAATTTTTCAACTGTTCTACTTTTTTTAATTTTTTCATATTCGCTCATATATTCAAAACTGGCTGAAAAATATCTATCAAAAATTTCATCTCGAAATTTCACCAAGTCGTCGATGAGTACTGGGTTTTCATTGGTATCAATTAATGGTATACCGGATACTCTACCTTGATCAATACACAATTGAACAAAAACAATTAAAGAATGATCAATATGAAAAATGCCTCCGCTGGCGCCATAGGTTAGTTTAGCTTGTAGTTTTTCTTTTAGAAGCCTTCTTTGTATTGCAAGTGTTTGGCGATACTTAGAAAAATCCAATGCAGTTTGTAAACGGTCGTCCATAATCATCCTCAGTTATAGTAGCATATTATTTATATGCTGCTGTTGTTGATGAAAAATTATGTTCCGCCGATTGCGGTAATTGAATATGTGGGTCTAGTGATGGTAAAAGTTCCAGATGGAACTAAAGAGCCGGTGGCTCTTTTTTCGGTGACTGTAACTGTTAGTGTTCCGTCAATAATGTCATCGGGACCGGGAGCACCTGGATCAGTATAATTATCAACAAATCTAACTCGAATAAACACAGTAGTAGCTGTACCAGCAGAATTATCTGCAACATCGCATCTGGCATCTAAATTATAACTATTTGCCGAATATGGAGCAGATGAAGATAAGGTATAAAAATTTTGATACGAATTGGTTAATTTATAAAAATTTTGACCGTTCATCGGACTGAATCCGGCCGATGGAGTTTGACTACCAAATGCTTGCATTCCAGCAGAGGTAGTTAAATTAGACCAATCATTGTTTTGAGCAGTACTGTCTCCGCCAGTTCGTGAAGATTGAATTCTAATCTGCCCCCCACTGTTAAAAAACCAACGACACAGATTAGCATTAGCAAAAGTTGCTGTGACTTCACACACAACCAAAGAATTCCATTGCGTGGATCTAGTAGAACTTACTGCACTTTCTGTTAAAAATCTACCTGAACCTATATTGAATCTATTTGATATTGCAGTTGAGATTAGACTGTTGTACTGTGTGTTATTGGTGAAAGAAAGAGTCTGACCTTCATTAATATCAGTAATCGTTGGTGCTACCCCATCTTGATGTGTTCTAGCATTAACAATATCAAATCTCAAAAGGTCCCAGTCAGTTTGACTAATTTTTTCATGATCAACTTTAGCAGAACTTTGTAAAGTTTGACCATAACCATAGGTAGCCGAACCGTTGCCGATAATATCAATTATGTTAGCACGTAGATTATTGTAGTCTGTGGTCTTTATAAGATCATTAACAGCCATTGTAGTCCTTAATCCTTTTCATAAGACTATTTATACAGGTGTTAAGAGCCAGATATACCAGAGATGGAGTAGCCAGGTCTTGTTATAACAAAGGGACCAGTGCCTAATGGTTGTAGTGTGCCCGATGCTCGTAATTCATCTACAGTAAGAGTTAATGTGCCATCAACATTATCTGGAAAACTTGGGCTGCCGCCGCCACCATATGTATAGG